AACGGGTTCGACCCGCCCGCCCGCGCGGCGGGGCCTGCCGCCTGCTGGGCCATCGCAATGCCCTGCGTGCCCGCACTCAGCCCGCCGAAGAAATCGCCGAGGCCCCCGACGATGCCCGACACCGGGCCTAGGCTGCCGAGGAAATCGCCGACCGCGTCGACTGCCTTACTCAGCCAGTTCACAACCTTCGCCAGCATTTCGAACACGAACCCGAGGACCTTCACCAGAATCTTCAGCGGGATGATCAGCAGCTTCACCAGCGGTATGAGGACCGGCAGCAGCGCGGTGATCAGCTTGCCGAATTCGTTCAGGATCGGCTTCAGGACCGGCAGGATTTCGGCAAGGATGGGCAGGAAAAATCCGCCGATCATCTCGGTCAATTCATCGAAGGCAATCGACATCGATTCAGCCTGCCCTGCCGTCGTGGCGCCGTACACCTCGGCCTGACCCGCCGACTTCTCCTGCGCGAGGGCCAGCACCTCGGCAGCAGTCTTGCCCTTCGCCTGCACTCCGATCAGCTTCGCCAGCTGGGTCGCCGATCCGGCCTCGGCCTTCGCGACCGCGTTCGCGGCGGTTTCCAGGTCGATGCCCTTCAGGCGGGCGATGTCCTGCGCGAGGGCAAGGTCCTGCGCCGCCTTGTCGGCGTCACCCGTGGCGGCGATCAGGGGCACCAGCGCGTCACGAATCTGGGTGTCAGTGAAAGCGAGGTCCTGCCCCGCCACAATCGCGGCATCGACGGTCGCCTTCCAGTCGCCGGTCGCCGCGCCCGCCGCTATGAAAGCCTGTTCCAGCCGCGCGTGTTCGGCAGCATCGTCAGCAGCGGCCTGCGTCATGCCGATGATGGCGGCGCCCGCCGCGACTGCCGCGCCCGCGAACCCGAGTGCGGCGGCGCCACTCATGTTGAACTTGCCTGCCAGCCCGCCCGCCTGATTGCCGGTGCCACTCAGCGCCGCCGACGCCTTCGCCGTGTCGGCGAGTACCTGAATGGTCAGGGTTGCGGCGCGGCCTGCCATCAGTCGCGACTCAGCAGTTCAAGGGCCGTCGCGATCGTCGCGTCGTCCTCGTCCCACCAGTCGGCGGGCGCGGTCATCGAGGCAAGGGCAATCTGCACGATCAGCCGCGCCCGACTGCCGACGGGGTAGGGTTTACGGTGTCGGTGTCCTCGGCGTCCTCACGCAGGGGGTTGCCCTCGGCATCGATGGCCGTGACATCGGCGCACTGTTCCTCGCTGAACTTCTCCCACGTCACGTCGGGGTCGATCGCCCCGGTTCGGCGCAGGGCTGCCCAGCTGAGAAAGGTGGCGAAGGTCATCGGCGTCACGTCGTATTTCGGCCAGCTGTGTTTCGCCGCAGTCTTGTCCCACCGCAACAGGTCAGTGTTCAGAATGTGCGCGACCAGCTGGGTGCCGTCCATCAGGGTCACCCGATAGTGAATGCGCCCGAGGCCGCTGCCGTTCGATTCGCTCACTGGCCCTTCACCTTGCCCAGCAGCTGATCGACCTCGTCCTGGTACAGACTCACGATGTTTTCCTCATTGTCGGCAAGGCTGCCGGTCAGGAACCCCTGAGCCGGTATGTTGCGGGCGGGCCAGCCGAATTCTTGAACCCCCGCATATGGCACGCTGCCGCCGCCCGCGCGGACCACTGCCGCCGCCTTCGTGCCGCTGGCCCTGATCGACCCCTCCAGTGCGCCCGACACGCTGCTGACGTTCGGCCTGCCTTCGTCGGCGATCAGTTCGCCGACTGCCGCGTGCAGTGCCTTCATTTCGTCCAGCGACTTGCCAGCTTCCTTCAGGGTCCGTTCAAGCCGTTCGGCGCCGAGGACCTTGACCTTCGTGGCCCCCGCCACTACGCAGCCGCCGAGGGGGTCAGTTCAGGATCGCCCACGCAGGGCCATTCGAAATCGGATGTCATGTTCTGCCCGGCCTCGTCGCCGCCGACACTCAGCGGGGTCAGGATCAGGGTTCCGGCCACCTCGATGCCGGTCGGGGCATCGACCGGGATGAAGCTGAACGGCAGCTGTTCGCCCTTGTGCGCCCAGCTGTAATCGACAATCCCGCCCGCGTCGAGGTCCTGCAACAGGGTGCCGGCGAAGGTGGCCGTGTAGGTGCGGGCGCCGGGTACGACCTCGCCGCACAGAACGGTGACCTCGTCGCCCTCGTCCACTTCCCAGTCAACGTGTGCGGCGGTCACCTGACATGAAAAATCGACCTCGGTGCCGGTTTCGCCGACCTTCACCGTACCGGGTCCCAGCTTGCGAACAATGGCGGGCATAGGTTCGTCCTTTCCTAGGTTGTCTGTAGGGCGTACTCCAGGGCGGGCACGCTGTTGTCACCGGGGTTCGCCGACACCTGAAGGCGCACCCACCTGAAGCGTTCGACGCGCAGCTGCGCGGCCTGTAGGGCACGGCACACGACCTCGCCGATCGCGTCGGCCTCGGCAGCGGTCGCCGCCTGCGTGCCCGGTGTCAGGGCCACGAAGGCATACCACTGCACGTCGTAGGCGGTATCGGGGTGCATGTTCAGCGGGGCCTTCTCGCGCCATTCGGGCCAGCCCATGCCGGGGGTGATCACGTCGGGGCGGTACGCGACCCCGGTGACCCCGCCAGCGGTCAGGGCCGTCGCAATGTCCTGCCGCGTGACGGTCACGCGCCCTCGGTCCAGCCGTAGGGGCCGACGACCACGATCGGCAGATAGGCGCCCTCCAGCCGTTCTATTTCCGAATCCCAGCGCGACAGTCGCACCGTGCCGTACTCGGCATCGGCGGCGAGGATACCGAGGGGTATGCCCTTCGCCGCCACGTGCCGCCCCACCCGCCGAAAGAACGCGGCGACCAGGTCGTCGGGCAGGGTGCCCCCGCCCCAGTCGAGGCGGGCGCCCTGCTGTGTCTGTTCGGCCCCGGCGACGACCTCCATTTCAGGGTCGGCCAGCACGGTCGCTGGAACCCCGATCCATGTGCGAATGTCCGAAATGGAGGGGTAGCCGTCGCCGGGGGTGTACATCGTTCTACGCAGCCACCGTGCATTCGCACAGTGCCAGCGGCTCGGTGATCGCGGCCTTCACTCGCGTTTCGGCGAGGATCACCAGCAGATTCTTAATGAAGAAATCGCTGTGTGAATCGGTCACGAACACGTCGCTGACCCCGCGATCGAACAGGGTGAGGCCCTGCGAGAAATCGCCCACGTAGGCGTTGCCGGCAGTGATCGAAGAAACGGGCACCGGGGTCAGGCCCCAGAACTGCGCCCGCCTGACCGGCTCATTGTCGGACATCGATGCGATGTCGAGGTTCGCGTAGTCGGTCGGATTCAGGGCCACCGCATTCGGGGTGTACCCCGCCGACTCGACCTTGCCGATGCCGGTGCGGATCGACTTCGACATGTTGCCACCAGCTGCCGTCGAGGTGCTGGCAGTCTGAATCGACGTGGACGCCAGCAGCAGCGCCGCCGCGTCGGCCTCGACCTTCTTCAGCAGGCCGCGCCGCAGCTTGTTTTCGATCAGCGACTGAATGTACGACGCATCGGCCAGTGCCTGCCGCGTAATCTGAACCCAGTGCGCGATCGTGTCGAGGGTCGCCGACACCGGGGTGAAGGTCAGTGCCGCCTCAGTCTTCGCGACACCCTCGGCGGTGATCACGCCCGTCGGGTCGCCCCCGATTTCGACCCACTCGACCACGCCCGAGGACACGCGCACCTTGCCCATGACCTCGACCAGCGGCGAGGTTGACTGCGCCTCGATGGGCGCCCACACGAACGGCTGAATGGCAAGGTTGGCGGTCGCGATGATCGCTCGCCCCTCCAGCCCGAGGTAGTTCTCGACTTCGAATGCCTTGCCCTGACCGCGTCCGGGGTAAGCCTTGAAGGCGTCCGACTCGACGTAGGCCCGCCCTGGCGATGTCGATTCGAGGCCGGCAGGCGCACGATGATCGGGCACCTGAAGGGCCGAATCCTCGCGCCCCTTGTCGATCTTCGCACTGAGGTCGGCGAAGGCGCGAGCCGACTCCAGCTGCTGGTTGTGTTCGGTCAACAGGCCGTCCAGCTGGGCGCAACGCTCCTGCATGTGGCCCAGTTCGGTTCGCTCCGCGT